ATTCCTGTTATGGGATGCGCAACGTCGTGCCGGTATCAGTGATGAGCAGATTACCAAGGCAATGGTAGAAAAGCTGGCAGTGAACAAGCAGCGCGAATGGCCTGAGCCGAAAGATGGTGAGCCGCGTCTGCACATCAAAGAGCAATCAGTGCTAGTAACCCCGGATGGTTGGCAGTTAGTTCCCAAAGAGCCAACGGACGAAATGAATAAAGCAGGATGGGCCGCAATGAATAAATACGACGCCATTAACCCGACATACAGGACAATGCTCGCAGCAGCACCTCAGCAGGACGTGAGGTTAGCATTGGAAATCGGCATGTCCCGTTACGCAGGTGCTATGCAAAAGCTCGTAGACTCTGGTGATTGATATAACCTGCCATACAAGCGATATGTGAATTCCCATATCGACAATATAACCCGCTACGGCGGGTTTTCTTTTTCGCTTCATCGATCCCTGCTACGATTCACTTACTTTTACTGATGGGAATAGGGATATGAAGAAAGTTCTTGTTGTTTTATTGGTGTCACTTTTTTCACTGACAGCAACGGCAGCAAACAAGCCATGCTCAGGTAAGAAAGGCGGAATATCGCATTGTTCGGGTGAAAAATTTGTTTGTAATGATGGCTCTATCAGCAAGTCCAAGAAGGTTTGCCAGAAATAGTTATCAATAAATAGCACTCACCATCAAAATTAAACCCGCTACGGCGGGTTTTTTCTTGCATTGATTTTCCATTATCAACTGTACATAATGTCAGTGTCAGCCTGAACAACTGACAACTTGATGCGCCACGGAGAGAAACCATGGCGCAACCACTGTATTTTGAAAAGACCTTCCAGAACGCTCTGATTCCGCTTGATCCCGGAACCAGCGAATTTTTGCAACTATTGCCAACTGGCCAGGTGCTTACTGGCGAGTTCCGCAAACCGCGCAATTACGCCTTCCACAAAAAATTCTTCAAGCTATTGTCACTTGGCTATCACTACTGGACACCAACCGGCGGACTTGTTGAGGAATCAGAGCGGTCGCTAATCTCCGGGTATATTGATTTCCTGTCATCAAACCCGACACAACGTGACGCTCTCTACAATTCTGCTAAGATGTACCTCAACAGCATCGGTCTGGCCCGTTCCCGCGAAACCGTACTATTGAAGCACTTCGAATCCTTCCGCGAGTGGGCAACCATTCAGGCTGGTTTCTACGACGAATACACCATGCCCGATGGATCCCGTCGAAAAATCGCTAAATCAATCTCCTTTGCCAGCATGGATGATGCCGAATTTAACGGCGTCTATCAGTCGGTGCTCAACGTTCTCTGGAACTACATACTGCGTCGAAAATTTCGGTCAGCGAATGACGCCGAGAATGCCGCTGCGCAGCTCATGAGCTTTGCGGGGTGATGGCGATGAAATATTCCTGGTTTCACCATCATGAATGCACCACCGAGCAAGCCGACGAGCTGGTGCCCAGTTACCGCCGCCGAGGCTCCACGGTAGAACGCAGCCTGAATCGCGACAACATCACCTGGACTATCAGCGTGCAGCTGCCGGAAAGCGAGAAAGCACCGCGCCCTAGTAAGGTCTGGCAAAACAGGGCGTGGGGCTGAGTATGGCTAAGTTACCGCGCCGTAAGTGCGCCAACAAAGAATTCCGCCAGTGGTTCCACCCGGTGCGTGATACGCAGACTGTCTGCGGTTATGAGTGCGCCAGCGCTGTCGGCAAAGAGCAGACCAGAAAAGTCCGGGAGGATGCACGACGCAAGGAGTCCGCCAAGCAGCGCGCCACTGAGAAGAAAGAGCGATCCGCCTGGCGCCAGCGTAAAGCTGCAGTTAAGCCGCTGAAGCACTGGGAAGATTTAACGCAGCGTGTCGTCAATGACTACATCCGCGAGCGTGATGCCGATCTGCCATGCATCAGCTGCGGGACGTTCGAAACCGTCCAGTGGGAAGCAGGTCACTACCGATCACGCGGTAAGGCATCACATCTCCGCTATCACGAAGACAATATCAGTAAACAGTGCCACCACTGTAACGTGCAGTTGTCGGGCAATCAGCAGCAGTACCGCCTTGGCCTTATCGAGAAAATAGGGCCTGAGCGCGTCGAGGCACTCGAAAACAATAACGTCCCACACCGATACACCATCGAAGAACTCGAAACCATTAGGAAGCACTACAGCGCGCTTCGCCGTGGATTAATTAAGAGCAGGGAGGCTGCATGACATTTGAATCCTATTTTGCCGATCACCTCCGCGTTCGTTGGCAACGATTGCGCTTATATCACTTTCCCGGCTCTGTGCTGACGGACTACCGAATACTGAAGAATTACGTGAAAACTTATGCTGGAGAAGCGCTATGAACCTTGAAAACACAGTGAAATACCACTTCGCAAAATCCACGCTGATTAGCGATTCTCCGCGCGCTACCGCCTCCGATTCACTGACCGGTACCGACATCATGGCGGCAATAGGCATGACTCAGGAACGCGCTGCTATGGGGTACAGTGCTTTCCTCGGCAAGATGGGCATAAGCAATAACGACCGGGATCGGGCTATCGGACTGCTGGCTGAGTACGCGATGACCAAATGTGACAAGGTTGCCGCGCTGCGTAAGTTGGATTTCGGGGTTAAACCTCAGGTGATGCACCAGTTGGCCACCTTCGCTTTTGAGGATTATTCCCGCAGCGCAGCCAGTGTAAAGCGGTGCGATTGCTGCGACGGTGAGGGCTTTATTGATGCTGAGGTATTCAGTATGAAAACCAATACGCCGGCACATGCAAAAGAAATCATTAAGGCATCAAAAGCGTTTGGTTTGAAGGTGATACCTTCGCAGCACCAAAACAGGCGTGAGGTAAAAGAGATAACGCGCGTTCTCTGTCCTCAGTGCAAAGGGAAAAAAGCCATCAGTTGCGCATGTAGTGATTGCCGTGGTCGTGGGAAAGCGGTGAATCAGAAGGAAACGAAGCAGCAAGGCGTTCCAGTATTCAGCACCTGCAAGCGCTGTGGCGGTCGCGGATATGAGCGCATCCCGTCAACTGAGGCCCACGCAGCTGTTTGCCAGATTACGGATGTAATCAGCCTGGATACGTGGAAGAAGTCCGTTAAACCGTTCTATGATCAGCTGATTACGAAATTCGATATTGAAGAGGCATGGGCAGAAAACCAACTGAAACAAATAACACGATAACGGTTATGGAAGTTAATTCCAGCTATTTACTTTTCCCGAATCTGTGTTAATTTTATCCCAACGATGGGTTAATGCCTTCGTTTCAAGCCCCGCGGATAACACCGTGGGGCTTTTGCGTTTCTGGAGGTAACGGCGAGGCGCTACCCTCGCCTTAACATTAAGGGAGGGTTTTCATTACGCTATCAATCTCCCTTCCTTCAAATCTTGAAGTCCAGCCGCAGGAGCCGCAATGGTACGGAAAATTATCGAACCCGCTTCCGACTTGTTTAAGACAGTTGGGACAATAAACCGCGCTGATATACCCACCCGCGGGATTTTTTCTAAAGGCCGCACCCATGTGCTCGACAAACTCATCCTTTGCCCGGTAAGCCGCTACTTCCTTCGCAAGTTCTACGCATTTGGCCTTCGCCTCGGCAAGTTCTTCTATGGTGGCAGCATGGGCTTTTTGAAGTACGTCGATCTGCTCTCCAATGAAAGCGATGCGCTCGCGCAGGACCTCGTTACTTTGCACAGCAGAAAGCGCGCCGATCCCGTTTTTAAGGGACGCGATAAGTAATCCTACATCCATGGTCATTCCCTAATTGTCTGTGGAATGACCAATTTAGCAATTTCCTTTGTCTGTGGAAAGCAGGGAAACCACGTGCCGGGCGTGGATAAATATCCCGGTATTGAATCGACTGTTGGCTGCCGCATGGCGGCCTTTTTCATTTCAGGCTCACGGGAATCATCCGCTACGTGCTTTGTTGATAAATCCAGCTCGTGAAGCCTGACCCTTTCATCTCACACAGCGCCATCCGAAAAATCGGAGGTGAGGCTATGACCAGAATGAGCACCATTTACAGCAGACTTTCATATGGAACAGGCACCACGCTGACCGGCTGCGGTGTATCAGCGAAGGCATATGCCGAAACAGCTAAAACAGCAAAAGAGGTGTCCTGGATGTTGGCCGACAGAATTGCAGGGTTAAGCCTGAGCGACTGGGCAATTATTGTCGGTATCGCATGTACTGTTATCACCTGTGCAGTGAACTGGTATTACAGGCAAAAGGAAAGGGAGGACCGGCTTAATGGCAATGTCACCAAAGCTGAAGAATAGCGTTATTGCAGCTATACCCGCTGGCGCTATTGCTATCGCTGCGGCGTTGATTACTGGCCCAACGGGTAATGATGGCCTTGAAGGTGTGCGCTATCAGCCTTATCAGGATGTGGTTGGCGTCTGGACCGTGTGTTACGGGCATACTGGTAAAGACATTATGCTCGGCAAGACCTACACCGAAACTGAGTGTCAGGCGCTACTGGATAAAGACCTGAACGCCGTAGCCCGCCAGATTAACCCTTATATCAAAGTTCCGCTCCCCGAAACGACGCGCGGGGCGTTGTACTCATTTGCGTATAACGTTGGCGCGGGGAACTTCAAAACCTCCACACTGCTACGAAAAATCAACCAGGGTGATTCGAAAGGCGCATGCGAACAACTGCGACGCTGGACATATGCCGGTGGTAAGCAGTGGAAGGGTTTAATCACGAGGCGTGAGATTGAGCGTGAAGTTTGCCTGTGGGCAGAGAAGCCTCAGGTTCTGGGGGATGGACTCGGGCCGCTTAACCCTGGCATTCCGGTGTCAGTTCCGGGAGTGTTCTGATGAACCTGCGCTCTCAACTTATTGTCGTTGCATTCCTGGTGGTCTCTGCGTTTATTGCTGGTAGCGTATGGAATAACCGCGGCTGGGAAAAGAAGTGGGCGGAACGTGACAGCGCGGAATCATCGCAAACAGCGAACGCGCAGACCGCAGCCCGCATGATTGAACAAGGGCGAATTATTGCCCGTGATGAGGCTGTAAAAGATGCACAAGCACAAGCCGCTAAATCTGCTGCCACTGCTGCTGGCTTGTCTGCCACTGTTAGCCAGCTGCGCACCGAGGCAACAAAACTTTCCACCCGCCTGGACGCCGCAAAGCACACCGCAGATCTTGCCGCTGCCGTCAGAAGCAAAACAGCCGGAGCCAACGCAGCAATGCTTGCCGACATGCTCGGAAGCCTTGCAGAAGCAGCTCGATATTATGCTGGACGATCTGACGAAAGCTACCGGGCAGGAATGACGTGTGAGCGGATTTACGAATCAGTGCGACTGTCGAATAACCAATAGGTGATTCATGCTGCTAGTTTTCGTCCTCTTGTCGATATGGCTCTGTCGGCAACATGAGGAACGCCGCTGGCCTTCGGTCGGCTTTAATGTCTCATCGCTGATGCTCGAAACTGAGCATCCGGCACGCAGTAAAGGGCTGTGTTGAGATAAGAGCCTAATCATTACAGAAGCTCTTCACTGAGGGGCTTCGATAATGAAATCCTGAGGTAATAAAAATGGCAAAAACAAAATGGCCTAAGTTACCGCGCTTTTTCGTTCCGTTGTTTCACTGTGCGAATGTGTATCTGTGTCGGTCAAAAGAGGAATGGCAGCAGGCAGAAAAAGCGCTTGGCGTCTCCCTGGCTGACGTAAGCATGTTCAACGGCGCGTGCCGCCATTTTTTCGATGATGTAACAGGTGAAAACGTTTATCTGATTGGTGTTTTCGATAACAGCGTTAGTACCCTTGTTCACGAATGCGCTCATGCAACGTTTTACTGCTGCAATGATGTTGGTGTGACAATCGACACTGGAACGGCAAACGAAACCTACTGCTATCTGCTCGACAGAATGTTTTCGGCATTTTTGCCGTATATAAAACAGGATTAACTCATGGTGAACGAAGACGAGCGCAGGCCACTTCCACCAGTTAATTTCATTGGCCCTGATAACTGGCAGCCCTACACCAGATTGATTCCCGCCAATGAAGTGCATGACTGGATAAGCCATCAAATCCTCAGCGATAGCGGAAGCATCCATAACCCAGACCACGCCCATTTAATGGAAGCTGATTTGTGTTTTATGTGGGCTTCTGACTCATTCGCGAAGAAAGGGCGCTACGTTCTCGGACAGGCCGAACAGGTAATGCTCCGCGCAGGTGGTTGGCAGAAAGCCAGAATGGAACAGCAGATGTATGAATGGTTCGGGCGCATCCCGAAGTTCATCATCACGCTGGCAGCCGACTACTGCTCACAATGCAGCGACCTTGAATTCTGCGCCCTGGTAGAGCATGAGCTTTACCACATTGCCCAGGCCACCGATGATTTCGGCGCACCTAAGTTCAACAAAGAGACCGGGCAGCCAGTTCTCACATTGCGCGGCCACGATGTCGAAGAGTTTGTCGGTGTAGTACGTCGATACGGGGCGAGCACTGACGTGCAAGAGCTGGTGGACGCAGCCAATCAACCTGCAGAGGTGGCAAAACTTAACATCGCCAGAGCATGCGGGACGTGCATGCTGAAACTGGCTTAAATACTGGACTGTATAAGACGAATGGTGATTTATGGCTGCATTAAAACCTGATGTGAAAGCCTTCATCATTCAGTCGCTTGCGTGTTATGACACGCCATCGCAGGTGGTCGAGGCTGTCCAAAAAGAATTCGGGATCAATATAACCCGACAACAGGCCGAATCTCACGACCCTACGAAGGCCAGCGGTAAGACGCTCGCAAAAAAGTGGGTCGAACTTTTCAACGCAACTCGCGAACGCTTCCAGAATGAAATTTCCGATATCCCGATCGCCAATAAGGCATATCGGCTGCGTGTACTCGACAGGATGGCTACGAAAGCAGAGGGAATGAAAAACATGGCCCTTACTGCCGCCCTGATGGAGCAGGCGGCCAAGGAAGTTGGCGATGCTTACACGAACAAACAAAAAGTAGAGCAAATAGTGGTTGCCACTCATAACGTTATGCCGGTCCCATCCTGCGATAACGTGAATGAGTGGGAAGCAGCAGCGCAGAAGCAGCAGAGCGAGGTTCTTGGTGGATGAATTACAAAGCCGTCTGGAAACCCTTGCCGGGATCGCAATCGCTCTCCCTGAGCTGTCCATGTAACGAAATTCTCTACGAGGGCACGCGCGGGCCGGGTAAAACTGCCGCGCAGCTGGCGCGCTTTCGTCGTCTGGTTGGTCTGGGCTATGGTTCGTTCTGGCGCGGTGTCATTTTCGATACCGAGTATAAGAACCTCACCGATATCATTACCCAGTCAAAGCGTATGTACCGCCTGTTTAACGACGGTGCACGCTATCTGGCGTCAGCATCTGAGCTACGATGGGTGTGGCCTACCGGCGAAGAGCTGCTGTTCCGATTCGGGAAAGAAGAGGGCGATTACTGGGACTACCACGGTCAGGAATTCCCGTTCATCGGCTTCAACGAGCTTACCAAGCAGCAATCTGCAGAGTTTTACGAAATGATGTTCTCCTGCCGACGTTCGTCGTTCCGGCCAGAGAACTATCCGCTGGCGGATGGTAGCCTGCTTAAACCGATCCCCCTGGAGACGTTCAGCACCACTAACCCGTTTGGTATTGGCCATACTTGGGTGAAGAAGCGCTTCATCGAACCAGCACCCCGCGGCACCATCATTCGTGAAACGCAAAAGGTATTTAACCCCCAGACCGAGCGGGAAGAAGACGTAACGCTGACGCGCGTTGCGATTCACGGCTCGTTCAAAGAGAACCCGTATCTCGATCCTCAGTACATCGCGACGCTGATGGCTATCAAAGACCCCAACCGGCGCAAAGCCTGGGTAGATGGTTCATGGGATGTCACCAGCGGTGGTCGCTTTGACCATCTGTGGAATGCCTCGCTGCACGTTATTAAGCCGTTCCGCATCCCGGATAGCTGGACGGTTGATCGCTCTCATGACTGGGGTGAATCCAAGCCGTTCTCTAACCTCTGGTGGGCTCGCGCCGACGGCACTGCCGCTGAGTTGCCTGACGGTCGCCAGTTTTGCCCGCCTGCCGGGTCGCTGATTCTGATTGGTGAGTGGTATGGCTGCCCGCCGGACGAGCTGAACAAAGGCCTGAATATGTCATCCACCAACGTCGCCAAGGGCGTGGCGTGGGTTGATAAGCGGCTGGTGGGCGAGGAACTAGCTGAACCCGAAGAAATAAAGCTCAACGGTGTTACACAGGGGCAACTGAACATCATGCCCGGTATCTGCAAGAAGGTTACCCCCGGACCGGCTGATGGGGCGATCTACAACACCGGTGATGATGAATTATCCATTGCCCAGAAGATGGAATCGCAGGGCGTTAAATGGGTCCCATCCAATAAGAAGCCGGGATCCCGCGTGAACGGTGCAGCCCTGTTTGCTGACATGCTTGAGGCTGTAATTGAAGGTAAAAAGCTGGAGTCAGGGATGCCTGAGAAGCCAGCATTCTACGTATTCAACTACTGCAGGGGCTGGATAAGCCGTGTTCCGGTGCTCGTCCGCGACAGTAAGAACCCTGACGATGTAGACACCCAGCAGGAAGACCACGACTGGGATGGTACGCGCTACGCCGTGCTGCATTCACCGCCGAAGAAAGTCGGCAAAGTCACCAACCTACGGATTTAACTCCATGCCTGATATTTCAACACCCAATCTGGACTATGGGAACATGGTGCAGGCGTGGGACATTAACGACGCTCTGATGGGCGGCACGCTGTACATGCGCCAGCTTGGCGAGGCTTATCTCCCTCGCTGGCCGAAAGAAGACAAAGAGGATTACAAAAAGCGCCTGGCGGTGGCCACGTTACTCCCTGCGTATGAAGAGACGATCAACCAGAATGTTGGCCGCGTTTTTGCTGAGCCCATCCAACTGGGCGAGAACGTCCCAGATCAGCTGCGCGAGTTCTCGAAGAACGTGGATCTTGAAGGTAGTCGCCTCGATGTATGGGCGCAGGCATTCTTCAGCTTGGCGATGCAGTACGGCCTTTCGCATGCGCTGGTGGATTATCCCCGGATAGATGCCGAACAGGTGAAGACTAAGGCTGACGAGAAAGCTACTGGCGCGCGGCCATACGTCACGATGCTTAACCCCCGCCAGGTTATCGGCTGGAAGTCGAAGATGGTCGGCGGCAAGGTGCAGCTCACGGCGTTGCGCATCAAAGAGATCGTGGTGGAGGATGGCGACGACTTTGGGCAGACGAAGGTCGAACAGATTCGCCTGCTGACGCCCGGGCAGGTGCAGATTTACCGCAAGGCCACTGGTGCCGACGGCCAGGCGAACTGGTCGCTACACGAGGAGTGGCAAACATCCCGGCAAGACATCACGCTGGTCACGCTCTATACCAAGCGCACTGGCTTTATGTGTGGCTCACCGCCGCTGCTCAACATGGCGCTTCTGAACGTTAAGCACTGGCAGAGCCAGAGCGAGCAGGACAACATCCTGCATGTAGCGCGCGTGCCGTTGCTGACTGTGTTCGGTCTGGAAGATGGAGAGGAACTGGTCATCGGCTCTTCTTCGGCGACAAAGTTCAGTGACCGACAAAAGCAGGGACTCGAATACGTTGAGCATACTGGCTCTTCCATCGGCGCTGGCAAAGAGTCGCTGGCTGACCTCGTGGAGCAGATGCGCCAGGCAGGCGCGAAACTGTTGCGCACTGACAACACCTCAACCAAGTCTGTTGACCAGACCTCAGAGGAGAAGATGCAGGAGCAGTCACCGCTCTACACCATGGCAACCAGCCTGGAAGATGCGCTCGATAACATTCTGCAAATTATGGCTGAGTACATCGGTGAATCCGAAGGTGGCAACGTAGACGTTCGCACCGAACTGGATGTTGAGTCGAAAGAGTTCAATCCTCCGGCGGCACTGGCCATTCAGTCGCTACGTCAGGGCGGTGACCTTCGCCGCATTGATGCGATTAAATCCCTGCAAAAACTCAACCTGATTGATGCCGATGCAGACCCGGAGAAGGTCCTGGACGAATTGCTGGCTGAGTCATCGTCTCTGGATACCAGAACGTTAGACGAGGTATAGCATGGCCCGCTCTGTCAATGACCGCCTGCAGGACGAGACCATAGCGCATGGCCTTTATGTGACGCGCTACGGCACCGGCGTCGCTCGGCGCATGGTTGCGTTGCTGAACAGAATGGATACTGACCTGGCTGCCAAATTGCTGGTGTTGCTGGACGGCAAGCGAGCTGATACGTACAGCGCCCGTCGCCTGGCATCGCTGCTGGCCGGTGCGCGTGACCTCAACCAGCAGGCCTATGAACCGGTTAATGCCGCGCTGGCGCGCGAACTGACGCGCTACGTTGAGTATGAGGCCGGGTATCAACTGGACCTGTTCAGCAGCATCATCCCGAAGCAGATCCTTAAGCATGTGCCGCTTCAGAGCATTGCACCCGAGCAGGTTTACGCCTCAGCAGTGGCGCAGCCATTCCAGGGACGATTGCTCAAGGAGTGGGGGCAGAAACTCGAATCGGATCGGTTGGAAAAAATTACCAGTGCTGTGCGCTCCGGTTTCCTCCAGGGCGAGACGGTCGAGCAGATAGTGAAACGCGTCGCCGGCACGCCGCAACTTAACCGCCAAGACGGGGTTATCAATGCCTCACGTCGTGACCTTGCTGTTGTTGCCCGCACCGCAGTGAACCATATGGCAGCAACGGCGCGCCAGGAGTTTGCACAAGCCAATAGCGATATCGTGAAGGCCAAACAGTGGTCTTCGACTCTGGACACCCACACTAGCCAGTGGTGCATCATCCGCGACCGCAAACTCTACTCGCTCGATGGCAAGCCGCTGGGCCATGCAATTCCGTATCTGCGCGGCCCCGGCAAAATCCACTTTTGCTGCCGCTCTTGCGAAATCCTGATCACTAAATCGTGGGATGAAATGCAAATAGCCTCAGGCGAGCTGAGCAGCGACACGCGCGCCTCAATGGACGGACAGGTGCCAGCGCACACCAGCTATGCCGAATGGCTTACGAGGCAGCCTTACGCGCGGCAGGAACAGGTGCTGGGCGTTACTCGAGCGCAGATGCTGCGTGACGGCAAAATCACCGTACCGGAGATGTTCAACGATGCCGGGGAGTTCCTTACCCTGGACGAATTGCGCCGCGTGGATGCGTCGGCATTTGAGGGATAGGGTATGCGTAATGATGATTTTCACTGCGTGGGCGATGGCCGTGGCAGACGAAGAGTGTTTGTAAATGGCAATGAGGTAAAGAGCTGCGTTTGGGCGGACGTTAAGCGAGGTGTCGCATGCATTCATCCACACCCGCTGCGGATCCATAAACGAAAGCGGAGTGAGGTTTACTCCCGCAAGCTACGCGGCGAAATTACAATCGAATTTATCTAACAGGCTGCCTCCGGGCAGCTTTTTTTATGCCTGCCGCTAAGCGGATGCGACGCGGTGCCCGGGTCGGATGACCCATTACGTATGGCCGGAAGGCTGGAGCAAAAACAATGAAACTGAAACTTGATGCTAACGGAAATGTGGTCGTTGAAAACGGTATGCCTGTGTACATCCATGATGACGGCAAAGAAATCCCGTTCGATGCGGTCGCAGCGATGACCAAAATCACCTCCCTGAATGGCGAGGCGAAAACTCACCGCGAAGCGAAGGAAGCGGCGGAAGCCAATCTCGCGAAATTCTCGGGCATCACCGACCCGGCCAAGGCGCTCGAAGCCCTGGAGATGATGACCAAAATCGACCAGAAAAAACTGATCGACGCTGGTGCCGTTGACCAGGTAAAGGCGGAGATCACCAAAGTTTTCCAGCAGCAGCTGGACGAGGCGAACGGTAAGACCAAACAGCTGGAAACTCAACTCTACGACGAGATGATCGGCGGCCGTTTCGGTGGCTCTAAGTTCATCTCCGAGAAGATGGCGATCCCGACGGAGTTCGTGCGTTCCTACTTCGGTCAGAACTTCAAAATCGAAGAAGGGAAGGTTGTCGCCTACGACGGCCAGGGCAATAAGGTGTTCTCTCGCACCAAGCCCGGCGAGTTAGCCAGCTTTGATGAGGCCCTGGAGTCTCTGGTCGAGTCGCATCCGCAGAAAGATTACATCCTCAAAGCGTCCGGTAACAGCGGCGGCGGTTCCCACCAGTCGCAGCACCAAGCCGGGCAAAAAACCATGAAACGCGGTGCGTTTGATTCCCTGGATAACGCTGGCAAGCAAGCAGCGCTGAAAGACGGCGTCAGCATCGTCGATTAAATCGAAAGGAGCCATAAATGGCAGGCAATACCCTTACTGGTCTGATCCCGACCATCTATACCGCGCTGGACGTAGTGTCCCGCGAGCAAACTGGTTTTATTCCTGCGGTGGCGCGTGACGCGAAAGCGGATGCTGCTGCAAAAGACCAGACCGTACGTGCGCCAGTCGCACCTGCAGCCACCACTGAAGATATTGTCCCTGGTCCTTCAGCGCCTAATTCTGGCGACCAGACCATCGGTGGTGTGGATGTCAAAATCACCAAATCCAAAATGGCCCCGGTGAAATGGAATGGTGAAGAGCAATTGGCTCTGGGCCCGGCTGGTACCTACAACACCATCCTGGCTGACCAGTTCAAGCAGGCTTTCCGCGCGCTGGCGAACGAAGTGGATGCAGACCTCGCTGCGCTGTACCTCAACTCCTCCCGCGCTGTTGGCGCGCCGAAGAATACCCCGTTCAGCATCAAAGACGATCTGACTGATGCTGCGTTGGCGCGTCAAATCCTGACCGATAACGGTGCGCCGACTACCGATTTGCGTATGGTGCTGGGTGGCGAAGCGATGGCATCTATCCGTGGTAAACAGGCTGTACTCTTCAAAGCGAACGAAGCGGGAACCGACCAGCTGCTGCGTGAAGGTGTTATCGGTCGCATCATGGGCTTCAACCTCCACGAATCCTTCAGCATCAAGCGTACCGCGAAAAGCGCTGCTGCTGGCTATAAGGTCAATGGCGTGAAGAAAGAGGGCGATATCATCATCGCTATCTCTGCTGGCACCGGCGGTATTGCTGCAGGTACTGCGGTGAAGTTCGCCGGTGATGACAATCAGTATCTGGTCGTTGCGGCTACGTCTTCCACTATCACTATTAGCGCGCCGGGCCTCCGTCAGGATCTGGCAGACCAGGCTGATGTCACCGTGTTGAGCGAATTCGTACCGAACATGGCGTTTGACCGCGGGGCATTCCTGCTGGCCAGCCGTACCCCGGCGATGCCTGAAGGTGGCGATACTGCTGATGACGTCATGAATGTGACCGACCCGGTATCTGGCATCACCTTCCAGGTGGCGCTGTACCGCCAGTACCGTCAGGTGCGTTATGAAGTGGGTCTGGCATGGGGTGTGGCTGCTGTGGCGCCACGTCATTCCGCCATCATCATGGGTTAACCCAAGGGGCTTCGGCCCCTTTGTTTTTCAGGAGGCCCAATGGCCGGATTAACCAAAGAGCAGCGCGCTCAACGTGAAGCGGAAAAGCTTGCAGCTCAGCAGTCCGCTGATAAAAATCCTGCCCTGCAGGAACAGCTGCAGGAACAGCTGCAGGAACAGCTGCAGGAACAGCTGCAGGAACAGCAGGTTATTGAGCTGGTGGTCATGGTACGTGACACCCCAGAATTCCCTGGCGGCCCGCTACGCGCAGATGTTCATCCTGATGAAGTGGATAACTGGTTGGCGCTGGACTGGCGTCTGGAGGAATAACCATGCTGGTTGCCGATCCCAACTCTCCAGGCTTCAAAAGCTACGCCAGCGTGTCAGACCTGCGGGCATTTGCCGCCGGGCGCGGATATAGCATTCCTGCAGATGATGGTGAGTGCGGCCAAATGCTGATGCAGGCAATGGACTTTCTGGAAGGGAAGGCCTGGCGCGGTCAGCGTTCCAGCGCATCACAGCCCCTATCCTGGCCGCGTTCCGGCGTGCGCTTCGATGGTGTTGACCTGCCGAATGATGCGATTCCACAGCGCCTGATTGATGCTCAATGCCGCCTGGCTATCGAGTCGCAGGAGATTGACCTCACCCCGTCGGTCGCTGGCGGTGGGGCGGTGACGATGGAGCGCGTCGAGGGTGCGGTAACAGTCCAGTATGAGCCGGGAACGAATAAAGCTTCTCCGTCATTCCCATGGTTCTATTCCGCACTGCGCGGGCTTGTAGTGGGCGGCAACCAGGTCCGGGTCGAAAGGGGGTAGCATGGCAATCGACTATCGCCGCATGCGCGCTACGGCAACGCGGCTCCTGAAGGATAACGGCAAATCCTACCAACTGACCCGAGGCGGTACCACCTCCCGCGATCAGTATGGGAAAGAGATTACCACCGAGTCTGTTATCGCGACCGTTACCGGCGTTATCACTGAATACTCCACTCGTGAAATCGACGGCTCTCTGATTGCTACAGGCGATAAGAAGCTGGCGGCCACGTTTGAAACTGAGGTGCGCATCGGTGACATCATTGATATCGACGGCCAAAAGTGGCGCGTGGTACAGCCGAATCCGGTTAAGCCTGCCGATGTGCTGATCTCCTACAACATCCAGCTGAGGGCGTAACTATGTCCAGCTCTGCTAATCAGCCGTTTCTTGCTGCCATTCAGTTGTTCATAGATAGTTCAAAGCAGGAAGCAGAGGAGGTAGTGCGCCGGACGGGTATTAAAATCCTGGGGCGCCTGGTCGAAATGTCCCCGGTGGGCCAACCGGATATCTGGCAGGTCAACCAGACTGCGACAGCGTACAATACAGCTGTACGTGAGCATAACGCGACCCTGCGTGATGATCCTGCCAACCTGACCAAATCAGGACGGCTTAAGCGTGGCCTGAGAGTTAACGACTCGATGGACATCAAAAAGCCAGATGGCTATGTCGGGGGGCGCTTCAAGAACAACTGGTATGTGGGGTTTGATAGCCAGCCGACCCAATCCAACGATACGCCGGACGCTTCTGGTCAGGGTTCCAACTCCCGCGGTCTGGCAGTGCTCGAGGTGTTCCGGGTAGGACAGGACAGCTCGATCTACTTCACCAATAACCTACCGTATGCACAGGCGCTGGAGAACGGGCACTCCGGGCAGGCGCCCGGTGGCATGGTGGGTATCACTGCGCTGGATGCCGCGCAGCTGTTCCGTGAGGCAATGAGCGAGGTGCGCAATGGCCGGTGACCAGTCAATGCGGATCGCTGACCTGCTGGAAGGTCGTATCGCGGTTATCTGCTCCTCGCTTGGGCTGCCAGTAGCCTGGCCAAACATCGCCTTTACCCCGCCTGATGAAGCCCCTTACGGGCGCGTTTATGTCTTACCTGCGCAAACAGTGGGGCAGGACCTGGAAGGCCAGTTGCGTACATACCAGGGCATTCTCCAGCTCAATATCATTGCACCAGCAGGTAGCGGCGTGACTCTGGCCAGAGGGCTGGCAAAGTCTGTCGCAGATGCTTTTCCCGAAGGGCTGCCGCTGGTGGATGGTGACCTGACCGTTTATATCAATGGCCCGCCGCAGGTGCGCCAACCAATACAGGATCGCCCCACATCATCACCCAACGGCAGTAGTGGTTCCATCACCTATACCACCCCCGTCAGCATGCAGTACCGCGCTGATTACTGACCCGCCATCCGGCGGGTTTTTTATTACCTCAATTCAGGAGAATGCAATGGCATTCGCAATCCCTAACGGGTCACGTGTGAACGTGGCCAAGGCCTATCTTGCGCCGATTGTCTTCACAGCAGCCTCTAACGCGACGGAATGCGAACTGACCGTTGCATCGGCCTCCGGCATTCTGGCCGGTGACGTAGTTCAGGTGAGTTCCGGCTGGTTAAAGCTCGATAACATGGTGCTGCGCGTAAAATCGGTGACCAGTAATAAAATCGTGCTGGAAGCATTCGATACTACCGACACCACCAAATTCCCGACAGGCACTGGCGCGGGCACGCTGCGTAAAATCGACTCATGGATCACCATGCCTCAGGTGATGACACTGTCAACTGAAGGTGGTGACCAGCAGACCATCAGCGTGCAGTTCCTGGAAGATGATAAAGCGCGAACCATCCCAACGTTTAAAAACGCGGTGGTTCAGGTTTACACCTTTGCGCATGACCCTCAACTGGCGATCTACAAACGCCTCATTGACCTGGATGACTCCAGCGACACCACCGCGGTCTGGTTCCATAACCCACGCGGCAAAGCTGATCGTTTCTACTCAGCCAAAGTATCGTTCCAGCGCGTACCGCGCACGGAAATCAACGCCGTGGAAAGTAACGAGGCGCGCATGAACTTCGAATCGGACATGCAGATTTACCCGATCGCCGATTCATCCGTTACGCCGCTGGCGTTCCTGACCGACCTGCCGGCCACCAAATCGGTTGCCACAGGCACAGCGCTGGATCTGGCGGTGGTAATGAAGGGCGGCTCAGCACCTTACACCTACGTTTGGAAGAAAGGCAGCACCGCTATTCCGGGCAAAACCGCATCGACGTTCAACATTTCGTCTGTCGCATCCGGTGATGCTGGCGTTTACACCTGTGAAGTCACCGACGCCGCGGGCAAAACCATAACCTCGGCTGCGTGTACTGTCACGATCAGCTAACTAATCAGGCCCGGTACGCCGGGCTTTTTTATGCGCATCGCACGCGCACATCGAAGAAAGTCTTTCAGCTGTGAGCCTGGGCAAACCGTTAACTTTCGGCGGATTTGCCGTGCGACAGGCTCACGTCTAAAAGGAAAATTAAAATGTCAGAACCTTCAATCGTCCCTTACGTAAAAACCACCCCCAAACCTTTTGGTGTGGATGTCGAATGGAAATGGCCGGGTGGCTGCGCGGTGCTAGAACTGCAATGCCTTCATGAAGATGGCCGACTTGTGAAAGAACGCATCTTCTGGCCAGCTACCGTATACCTTATTTCCGGGCTCAAAACTGGTGAGCGAGTGCAGGTGCGTCTGCGTCCAATTGCAGAGGATGGCTCAGCACGAGATTGGCGAGCCGGTGACTGGGTCGAAGGGGTTTCTTCTGTCGATGCCGGACAAATTGTAGGGGCGTTGGACCATGAAATCCGTAACAGCGATGCATTCAAAGTCCTGAAAGATGGCTGGTCTTTCGAAAAGAACGGGACGCTGATTATTAATAACGGCCAGGTGTTCATTAACGATGCGAAGATTGGCGGTGGCGTATTGTCTAAGAGCTACAGCGTTAAATTAAACGTCGCCGGCAAAGGCAAGCCGCACGAAGCTGGCATGACCCTCGGTGTTGAAGGTGAGCATAGCAAGGTTGAGTTTCTGGTCGATCGCTATACGGTGCATGAAGCCGCTTCATCCATCATCGAGAACGCCGTCGCAAAAAGCGCGAAGACGAAGATTAGGCTTGGCGATGAAATGAAGCAGGCCGTCATTGATGTCGTGCGTGAAAGCGATTTGTTCGCATCCCTCCAGGAAAAGATTGATGCGCAAACAGCTTCAGTCGTTGGCTTGCATCAGGCGATGCACGAAGCGGTGAACGATGCTCTCCGCAACGCGCTGAAGCCAGGCGGCCTACTGTACAAACGATAACACCCCCATCATATACTGGAATATTCAACCCGCTCCTGCGGGTTTTTCTTTTTCTAAGGAAACGAAATGTCTAAATTTTCTCTGATCCCCAACCCAACTTTTTCTGTGACCGCGAGCATTCCGCGCGCTGGCGCCGAAGACGGCAAGCTGACGTTCACTTTCCGCCATAAGACGCTAGAAGAGCTTCGCTCCATGGACGAGAAGCTGCAAAAGGCCGCCGAAGGTAAAAAGGATGCTATCGAGCCGCAGGCCGACTACCTCATGGAAATTGTTGAGGGGTGGGCGCTTCCCGATGAGTTCAACCGCGAAAACGTTATTGTCCTTCTGCGGAACTATCCGCGCGCTTTCGACAGCATAGGTCTGGCATACACCAAAGAGCTGATGGGTATCCGCGAAAAAAACTGAGGCAGGTCGCCGCAGCGTTGTACACGCCGGGGCCGACTCTCGCGGAGCTGAGCGCTTTTGGTTTGACGCCTGAGGACGTGGAGGAAGAGGTGGGGATCCTGCCCTCGGTGTGGCGGTCCTTCACCATCTTCTCTTCCCTGGCGACCCAGTGGCGAGTCGGCGCGAGCGGGGCGACCGGCCTTGATTACAACGTTCTCCCCTGGATGTTCGAGTTACACGGGGTTGAGGATGCGGCGGCCTGCATGGCTGACCTTCAAATTATGGAAAGCGAGGCTCTCAAGGTAATGCATAAGGAGACGAAATAATGACAGACCAGATCGCCTCGATTACTTTGCGGGCCGATGTTTCTGACCTGAAAACAGCCAGCAACGAACTGGATAAACTCGGCCAGGCGGCAGTTGGCGCTGTCGAGAAAGCAGATGATTTGAACAGCGCGTTCCGTGCTGGCGCTGAATCTGCGAAACAGGGCAGCGAAGGAATTAAGGAACAGCAGAACGCGCTCAGGGGGCTGCTGGAGAATATTGACCCGGTAAACAAGGCCTTAAACCGCCTGGATGAGCAGCAAGAATCACTGCGGAAATTTCAGGCCAAAGGTTTCCTGGATACCGAGACCTTTCAGGCTTACAACAAAATCCTGGACGACACCCGTCTCAAGCTGACCGACACCGGAGAAGCCGCGGCGCGCGCTCAGGCCGAATTAGCCGCTACCCAGGCGGCAGAGAAGCAGTCCGCAGCGTTAAAGAACCTGCTGGGTTCCATCGACCCGACGATTCGTGCGTTCAATTCACTGGATGAACAGCACGCACAGCTGGTGGCCCATTTCGAAGCAGGGCGCATTAACGGCGCTCAGTTCGAGCACTTCAACACAATCCTTAACCAGACGCGTGAGCGCCTCTCTGGCGTGGCTGACGCTCTCCCAGAGGCACTATCCCGCCAAGAGGCGGCGGCCCGCCGCGCTGGAATCTCCGTCGGTCAATACAGCGCCGCGCTGCGCACTCTGCCGGCGCAGTTCACCGATATCGCGACACAGTTGGCTGGAGGCCAATCCCCTTTCCTGATCTTGCTCCAGCAAGGCGGGCAAATTAAGGATTCTTTTGGTGGATTAGGCCCAATGCTCCAGGCTTTGCGTGACGCATTGTTTGGGTTTAACGAAGAGAGCAGAGAAACATCCGAGTCGGCAGCAGGCATAAGTGACGCTGCTGAAGGACTTAACAACACCAGTGAGGCAGCGGAGAAGCTGGGGCGGGCGGGTGGCCTGTTAAATACCTTTAACCTTGCGATTGCTGGCTCGGTGGGTTTGCTGGCTCTTCTGGCGGGGGCTGCATACAGTTCATCCCAACAGTTCGACAACGTTGCCAGATCGCTCATTTTGATGGGCGGGGCTGGTTTTTCCTCCATGCAGCAACTGAACGATGCGGCAAAAGCTGTTGCTGATAACGCAGGTGCTTCCCTGGCTGAGTCCGTTGATACCCTGGTCCAACTAAATGACACCGGGAAGTATACCGCCGACCAGATGTCGAAAATCGCCAAATCAATTCTGGCTATGGGCGATGCTGGGCTGGATACAAAGGCTGCGCTGGCGGATTTTTCACGCCTGGCAAGCGACCCTATTAAAGCGCTCGCAAGCTTGAACCAGCAATATGGCTTTGTTGATGAAGCCATGATGAAGCACATCATTACCCTGGAGAAAACGAAGGGGAAAACAGCAGCGGCAAACGAAGCTATAACGCTTTTTGCCGACACCATGGAGGATCGAAGTAATAAAATTGTAGAGGCCACCGATAATATCGGGCAGGCGTGGAACGGGCTTAAGGCTTTCTCCTCCGACATTTTCGGTCAAATCGGGGTTACCGTGCGCGCATGGGGAAACCAGATCATCGATATCTTCGAACTTGTTAAGGCTTCGATTAAAGACCTGTTCCTCAACATTACTTCACTGGACGCTAAATTCACCGGCACCATCGCTGGCTGGGCAGACAAAATCCCGGGTGGCGGTGCGCTGGCTAATTTCCTCGGCATGGACGTTGAGGCAATGAAAAAGGCTGGAGCGGAAGCGGACAAAGAGATTGAGGCGAACAAAAAACGCTATAACGAGCTTTGGAAGCGCGTCACTGCGCCTAACGCACAGGCAAACTATGAGGCTGAAGCGCGAGGGTCTAACGTAAAAGGTGATGGCGGAACAAGTCGAGAATCAAGAGACGCAGTCTCGAAGCTTGCACAAGACTCAGCCAAAAAGACCAAAGAGGCAAAAGCCACCCTGGATGCTGGCGATCGCACCCTTGAGAACTACCGCGCCCAGGCCAGAACGTTAACTGAAACACTCGAAACGTTGCGCAAGACTGGGGAGACGCAGGTCAGATATACCGAATTCAGCAAACAGCAATCTCGCTTTGCTGAATTGGATGAGGCTGCCAAAACACGAGCGCTGACCGCCCAGGAGAAATCTCTACTGTCGAGCCGTGAGGCCATTCTGAACGCCGCCAAGGTGGTGGATCAGAAGAACAAGGAAGTAGAGGCGCAGCAGAAGATTAATGGCCTGGCGCAGCAGGCGAATAAATACGTCACGCAGATGTCGGAAAAGACAGAAGCGTTGCGAGGCAGCGCAGGCCTAAGCAGCCGTCAGAGCCAGCGCATGATGGAAGAGGCTCAGCTCCGCCAAGGCTGGCTCAACGGTGGTGGTAAGCTTGATGATGCTGGCTATGAGAAAGAACTGGCAGCCCTCAGAAATTATTACTCTGAAGAGGATAAGCTGCGCGGCGACTGGAAGTCTGGGGCTGTTGCTGGATGGAATGAATATCTGGATGCCGCTACCAACACCTACGACGCAGTGAAGAACGTGGCTAGTTCGACGCTGACAGGTCTATCTGACATGCTAACCAGCTTAATGACGACGGGAAAAGCCTCAATAAAAGAATTCGGCAAATCGATGCTGAAGATGATTGTTGAGGTGACAAACAGGCTGATGGTTGCCTATGCGGTGCAGGCTGCGATGGGCTGGATAAGCGGTGGCAGTGGCGGTGGCAGCACGCCTGGTGGTGCATATGCAAACGCCGCTGCTGGCGTAACCTTCAATGCTAAAGGTGGTGTCTATGACTCTCCTGGCCTCAGTAAATATGTGAACGGTGTTTACGACACTCCTCAGCATTTCACCTTCCAGGGCGCATCTAAGTTTGCGAAAGGCGGCGTCTTCGCAGAGGCTGGTGCTGAAGCAATCATGCCCCTAACTCGGGACTCTGCCGGGCGCTTGGGGGTACGTGCCCAGGGTGGCGGCGGGATGGCCCCGATTATCAATACCACTGTTAACGTAGATGCTGGTGGTTCTGCAACTGTTCAGTCTTCCAGCTCAGGTGATGCTATGGGCCGTGCCCTTGCTGATGAAATGCAGAACGCTGCGTTGCAGGTTATCCAGAAGCACCTTAAGCCTGGAGGCATGATCTACAACTTCAGTAAAGGCAGGTAGTGTTTACGTCGTCCCCTGGTTAATATGATGAAAACCATAAAAATCAGGGGATGATTGTGTTAAATAAAATAATCAAGAAGATCCTAAGAACCATTGGGCTGTTGCTGCTTCTTCTTGTTGTGATTTTTGTTGCAGCGGTGGTTAATAAACCAACCGAGCAAGAAAAAAAGCAAAAAGAAGCCAAGGAACTTGCAGATAAAAAATTAGATGAACTTCGTAATGCCTGTGAAGCTTACGTTAGAAAGTCAGTGATCAATAAAAGCACCCTGGATATGTCGGCGTTTGGCTCTAACAGATGGCTCGGCAATGACGGTAAGTTCTACGCGACGCAGGAATTTAGCGCTAAAAACAAATTTGGTCTTGAGCAGAAATTCAGAGCTGAATGTATTGAAGACAAGGATGGGAAGACTGATTACCGGCTTGTAGAAATGAATGGAAGTTAAACCAAAATGGTTTGATATCTTTCCCTCCCATGCTTTCAACCAATATTAAGCCTCGCACATGCGGGGCTTTTTTTATGGAGTAAATATGGCAGTTGAAACATATAACTGGCACTCACAACTCGGTGCTGGCGCAGTGGAATACAGTCAGACCGTAAGATCAGCACAGTTCGGTGATGGTTATGAGCAGGTAGCCGAGAACGGCATTAACTCAACTGCTATTCAGGTACCGATGAAGCATGTGGGCGCTGATTCTGAAGTGAATACCGTTCGGGACTTTCTCCTGGCGCATACCGTTAAGGCTTTCATCATCACACCGCCGGGCGAAGAGAAGGGGCTGTACCGCGTGGTAGCAGATTCGGTGCGAAAGAACCAGATCAGCAGTAAGTTCGCTGAGCTTACATTCACGATTAAGCGCGCCTATGGCGTCTATGCCTGAGGTGGAGCATGAGAGCACTGATTGATACAGCTGCAATGCTGGCGCCGGGCGGTAGAGTCCGGCTGGTTGAAGTAGATGCTTCAGAGTTCAGTGGCGGTATTCATCGCTTCCACTACAGTCCATTTCCCCATACACCCGCCGAGATCGAAGCGGCGAAAGGCGATGAGACTAAACTTGGACCAAAGCCCATATTTTGGGATGGTAAAACCTTCGACTTCTGGCCATTCCAGATTTCTGACCTCGCTCTCTCGACCGACCAGGCCGCTGAGCCGAAACTTAGCGTATCGAACCTTGACGGGCATATCACTGCGCTCTGCCTGCAGTTCAAGGACATGGTTAACGCGAAGATAAGCATCATCGACACCTACGCCGTTTATCTGGACGCGGTTAACTTCCCAGGCGGCGTGAACCCGACGGCAGACCCGACAATGTTCACGCTCCAGACCTTCTGGCTGGACACCAAAACCTCTGAAGATGATGAAGTGGTGACGTGGGCGTTGAGTAGCCCAGCGGATTTGCAGAACCTGGTTATTCCCACCCGTCAAATTACATCGCTGTGCGAGTGGGCGCTGCGCGGCCAGTACCGAAGCGGTGACGGCTGCACCTACAATGGAACAGCATATTTTGATGCGAAGGGGAATGCGGTCGCTGACCCTGCGCTGGATGTATGCGGCGGCTGCCTGAGCGATTGCCGCAAGCGCTTTGGATCGGGGCTGGCTGAGCCAAACGCTGCTATTCTTGATTTTGGCGGGTTCCCGGCAACTGTTCTCTTCTCCCGATAACCGGACTTCAAAATGAACAAAACGATAATGAATGCCATCCGGAAGCATGCTCTGGAGGAATCGCCACGCGAGTGCTGCGGCTTTGTCATTCAGTCAGGACGGCGTCAGCGTTACTTCCCGGTACCGAATAGTCACGATAATCCGATAGAGCATTTCCGCATTGATGCTGAGCAGTGGGCGAACGCTGAAGACATCGGCACTATTATCCGCGTGATTCATTCGCACCCAGGTGATGGTGCCAGAGCTATCCCATCAGACCTTGACCGGCAGCAGTGCAACCAGTCCGGTGTGGTCTGGGGTGTCTACGCGCCAGACTGTGATGAATATGCTGAGATAACACCGGGTTCCATCCCGCTACTTGGCCGTCCATTCATCCTTGGCTCGCACGATTGCTGGGGGCTGATAATGCACTGGCATGCCACCCAGGGTGTAACGCTGAATGATTTCCGGGTCGACTACCCTTGGTGGGAAAGCCAGTACCCGGACAACCTGTATTTCGACAACTGGGAGCGGGAAGGGTTTGTCGAATGCGACCCGTCTCCAGGCTGTATGGTCATCATGCAGGTTGAATCCAGTAAGTGGAACCACGCGGGGATCATTACCGAGGAAGGCGAGCTGCTTCACCATCTGTACGGGCAACCATCCTGCATCACGCCGTATGCACGAGGTTATTTCAAAGACAGGACGATGATCTGCGTCCGTCACAAAGAGCTACCGCAGGAGATTCAGCCATGGCGCGTTTAACCACGATTCGATTGTACGGTGTACTTGGAGCCCGGTTTGGCCGTGTTCACAGGCTGGCGGTGCAGACATCAGCTGAGGCGGTAAAGGCGCTTTGCATCAACCTGGACGGTTTGGAAAGTTACCTGATGAACGCCAAAAAGAACGGTATGACGTTTGCGGTGTTCCGCGGGAAACGCAATATCGGAGTTGATGATTTTAAGGAGCTATCCGGGGAAAGCGATATTCGCATCGCGCCAGTGATGGAAGGGGCGAAAAAGGCGGGTATGTTTCAGACCATTCTGGGGGCTGTCATGGTTGTTGCTGGGGTTGTTATTGGCGCAATGACTAGTTGGACAGGTGTTGGCCTGACATTCGGTGCCGGGCTTGTAATGTCCGGTGCATCAATGATGGCTGGCGGTATCTACCAGATGCTGTCTCCCCAACCAAAAGGACTACAGGGGCGAGACGATCCTGACAATAAACCCTCATATGCCTTCGGTGGCTCGGTGAACACCCTTGCGATGGGTAACCCGGTCGCGCTTCTTTATGGTGAGCGCGAGATTGGCGGCGCCATCATCAGTGCTGGCATAGTCGCAGAAGACATCTGAAAACTCCTTTCTGAATATCAAGCACCCAATTGGGTGCTTTTTTTATGGATGTAATATGGAAGCGATCACTGGTGCAAAGGGTGGCAGCCAGAAGCAGCACACGCCTGTAGAACAGCCCGATTCGGCTCAGTCAATGGCGCGCTGCCGCATGCTGCTGGCGCTCGGGGAGGGTGAGTTTGCTGGTGGCCTGGATGCGACCCGTATCTTCCTTGACGGAACCCCGTTGGGAAATGCAGACGGTTCAATGAACTTTGAGAACGTTACCTGGGACTTCCGTCCCGGTACTCAGGCTCAGACACCAATCCCCGGCTTCCCGGCAGTTGAAAATGAAACAAGTATTGGCGTATCGCTGACGAAAGTTACCCCATGGACTCGTGCGATCAGTAACACCCAGATTGACGCGGTGCTGGTACGTATTGGTATCCCTGGATTACAGCAGCAGGAAAACGATGGGGATATTGTCGGCACAACGGTTCAGTACCATATCGACCTTGCTGTGGACGGTGGGGCTTACTCGACAGTCATGACTAAAACCGTCACAGAAAAGCTCAGTTCGCTCTACGAACTAACCCACCGTATTAATCTTCCCAAAGCCAGCACCGGTTGGCAGATTCGGGTTGTCCGGGATACTGTTGACAGTACCAGCCAAATGCTCCAGAACAAAACGCAGGTACAGGCGATCACCGAGGTGATTGACGCGCGTCTCCGTTATCCGCATACCGCACTGCTGTATGTGTCATTCAACGCAAAGTCATTCAGCAATATCCCGAAGATATCCTGCAAGCCGAAAGGCCGGGTAATCCGCATCCCTCAGAACTACGATCCGATTACACGTACTTATGGCGGTACATGGGACGGTACATTCAAATGGGGATGGACGAACAATCCTGCATGGATTTGGTTCGACATTCTTACTGAGCCGCGCTTCGGACTGGGTCGCAGGGTTACGCCAGCAATGCTCGATAAATGGGAGTTGTACCGTATTGCCCAGCGCTGCGACCAGAAGGTGCCGGATGGTAAGGGTGGCAGCGGTACCGAGCCTCGCTTTATGTTTGACGTTTATATTCAGGCTCAGGCTGATGCCTGGCAGGTGATTAAGGATATTGCGGCTGGTTTCAATGGTATGACGTTCTGGGGCAACAACATGTTCAATGTTGTCTCGGATATGCCAGCTGATACGTCAAAGCTTCAGATACTCACCCGCGCCTCGGTTGTTGGTAAGCCAACGTACTCCAGTGGAAGTGAAAAGAACCGCTATAGCTCAGCGCTGATTAACTTTAGTGACCCGGAGAACCACTATCAGGATCGCACTACTGCAGTGATGTTTCCCGATCTGGTTAAGCAGTTCAAGTTTAAGCAGACTCAGCTAACCGCGATTGGCTGCACGCGTGAAAGCGAGGCGCAGCGCCGCGGAGGGTGGGCCGTCTACTCCAACTCGCTGGATCGCATTATCACTGTTCAGACTGGACTCGATGGCTTCGCCTATGTACCAGGGACGGTGTTCGCCTTTGCAGATGAGCGGCTATCTGGCCGTGTCTATGGTGGACGTATTACTGAATATAACGCCGCGATGAAATCTGTAACTACCGATCGGGGCACAAGCGCATTAGCCGGCGATACGCTGATGATTCGTACCCAGGGCGGTACCGTTGAGAGCAGAACCATTCAGGCGGTTAACGGCCAGCAACTGATACTGGCAACTGCCTTTACCGCTGAGCCACTACCTAATGCCATTTTTGTTATCGATGCAGGTCAGTTGCGCCTCCAGTATTTCCGTGTAACCAATCTGACATTTAACGATGAGGAGAACACCTACAGTATCACCGGTGCAGAGTATAACGGGGCGAAATATGATGCCGTTGATAACAATGCCCGACTGGATACGCCACCGATCAGTCTGATACCGACAGGCCTGGTAGGGCAACCGTCGAACATCGCAATTAGCAGCTATGACTCGGTCCGGCAGGGGCAGCGTATTGCGACCATGGTTGCGAGTTGGGATGCGCCAGTAGATAAAAACGGGAAACCTCAGGCGGATATTGTCGCGTATCAGGCACAGTGGAAACGCGGTGATAATGAGTGGATCAATATTCCCGAAACAGGCCTGCGCAATATAGAGGTCTCCGGGATTTATTCCGGTGATTACCTTGTGCGCGTCCGCGCCATTAACTCTGGTGGAGCGTCCAGTCTGTGGGCCTCTTCTGTTCTGACTCATCTCACTGGACGTACTGGGGGTGTTCCCAAACCGGTTGGTCTGCGCACCACAGCTATCAACTGGGGTATTCAGATTGACTGGTCTTTCCCGGCAGATACCGGGGACACCCTCCAGACCGAACTGCAGTATTCAGTTAATGGTAGCGGTAATAATCCTCTGTTGCTTGCTGGGGTTCCTTACCCGCAACACACATACACCCAACTGGGTTTGAAGGCTGGTCAGGAGTTCTGGTACCGGGCTCGTCTGGTCGACCGTATCGGCAACCAGAGTGACTGGACTGGCTGGGTTCGCGGTGAATCCAACGCGAATGCTGACGACTACCTGGGCGATATTGCCGATGATTTTCTGACGTCTGCCGATGGTGACCGCCTGACAAGCGACATTGATACCAACCTGGAAGCTGCGTTGCAGAATGCGCTGGCCAACCATGGAACGGTGGAACATCAGTGGGCGCAATATGGCGAAGTGCGCGCGGATATTCTGGTGGTCAAAACGACTATTGCAGATGTTAATAAGGCCATGGCTGAAATGTCCACGCAGGTGCAGGCGCAGTTCAATGATGTGACGGCCGCGCTGGAAGATAAGCTCACCGCCGTGGTTGATGCGACCGGGGCATCTGCAATTTACACCCTCAAAACCGGGGTTCGAATAAACGGTGTGATGTATAACGCCGGGATGTCGATCGCGGTGCTGGCAGAAGCGGGTAAGCCGGTAGTCACCCGCGTCGGGTTTAACGCCAATCAGTTCGTCCTGATGAGCGGTGGCGGTGACACGCAGTATTCACCATTTGCTGTAATCAACGGTCAGGTATTTATCAGCGATGCGTTTATTCAGGATGGCAGCATAGATAACGCCAAGATTGGGCAGTACATACAGTCGAATGTTTATACACCTGGCTCGGTAGGATGGCATATCAATAAAAATGGAAATAGTGAATTCAATAATGTAACAGTCAGAGGTACTGTATATGCAAGTGATGGAGAGTTTACAGGAAAAGTAAGGGCTAAAAGTTTTATCGGAGATATTATAAATGCAAATGTATTCAACGATATTAAGGAAGAAACAAAACAGAGTAGCGGCTCTGTAGCGTTAATTGGCTCAATATCCCGGAACTACTATTTCACAGATAGCGCAACTGACTCGCTATCAAAAACGGTTATATTTGATATTATCCTGCTATCAGGCATGGTGTCGGGTAGTGGTTCATATATTGATGTAACTATAAATATTAATGGCACAAAAAAGACAACCCGCAGAAGTGATGGCGGTACTGTACCAGTAAGGTTTTCAGTAAAAGGAGTTACAACTCCGAATGTAACCGTTGAATTAACATTAACATATTATATTCCTGCAGGGGCAATCAGAACCATTACATACGGTGTCTCTTCCCCAATGATTAGCATTGTCAGAGGAAGTGGTAGTTTTAGAGAGTAAATTTTCGAAATCATTAAACCTCGCTTCGGCGGGGTTTTTTTATGCACGTTCAGGAGATTCTATGTCCGCAGGAACAATTACACTCACCAATAAATCTGCCGTTGTAAGCGGTAACGGTACGTCATTCACCACAGAGGTGGCGGCCGGTGATTTTATTGTCGTTACGGTCGGTGGTATTCCATACACCCTCCCGGTTAATACCGTCAACAGCAACACATCAGCAACACTGGTGAGTAATTTTACCGGACCAACGCAGTCAG